CATTACGGGATAGGCTCAGAGAGTTTTACTCCCTCTTAGGACCCTCAGTATTGAGGGCACTCCTATTGGGTGAGACTTCATGCTGCTCACTTAGAGAGACAATCCGAGACTATGAATAAACTTCCTAGTTTAGGAGAAGACAAGATCGACTTTAAATGGGGGATTTTGTCGATTTAGATCGATAATACCCTGGTCGAAGAGAGTCAGAAATGTGTTCTACAACACCAACCATCCGGAGGAGACGTGCAAACACGTCAACCTCACGGTCTGGATTTCCGAAGGCCCTTTTCAGGTCCTTCTCAATGACATTCAGATCTTCATAATCAGGGATGTGTGGTAGCTTTTCAGAAGCATCCACAACCAGATCGACGATTTGGTCCAAAGTCATCCCGGAGGCCTCCTCTACCATCCATGGTTTGAGGGCAGGTAGACCGAAGGTCACCTGAGCTGTCTTAAGCGGTATTCTATACTGCTTAATCCAGTCCTCCATTCTCTCTTTAACTTGGTCATATAAGGTGATCTGTAAGATCTCCTCACATTCGACAGACATCGTCCGTTGAAGCCAAGTATTAAAATACTCTAAACGTTTACGATACATTAAAAAGTCTTTATAGACTGTATCGACGTTTCCCTTTACAATTTTATGTATCGGGTCCCACATTTCATCAGTTGATGATAATGTATCAAGATCCTGCATAGGTTTATTCCAAATCACAGCATTTTTCATTACTGAAAGTGCTGCTCTTATGGAAACTCGTGGTAGCCCAGTCGAAACGATGTTTCGACCAGGGACCAAGAGTACCGACAGGATCCACGATACTAGTGGGTGAGTCCTTCCTTGGAGTAGCGATCTCTGGACATTTGTCCAGAGACGAGGGCTATTCATAAAGGTTTTCACTAATGGCGCAAGCCATTTCCGTGAATGCAAATCAATCCAACCCCGACGAACTATCCGAAGGGCCAATTCGGCCCGACGAGATAGTGAGTCAACTCCTACAAATTCTTTAAAACTTATAGGAGAGAGGTTAATGTCACCGACAAAAGATTGACTGGCGAAATTCATAAATCCTTTCTCTGAAACAAAGGATTTTGACATTCCAACCTTTACACCGAGATTCTCAGATAGCCGGAGATACTCCCTAGCTACCATTTCATCAAAGATGACTAAGTCATCTCCAAGTATGAGGTAATCCTGGTACCACTGAACATATTTAAGTTCAAGTGGAGTAGCAGTGGCTAGAAAACTAGTCATTGATGCTAAGGTGGAAAATTTCGCA